CCGCTGGGCGCATTGAGGTGCACGAGCACCCCGCTATAGGGGGTGCCCGCCACGGTGCCATTGGCCCCGTCGCCGACGTAGTTCACGAGGTCGCCGATCTGAGCCATTTGGCTATCTCCCTTATCGCGCCCGCCGCGCCCAGATCTTGCCGCCGACCGTTGCGCCGGTCCCCCCGAACTGCTCGGCCAGCAGAAAAACGTTTGTCGTCGAGGCCAGCGACAAACGAACCATTGCCAGCGGCACGTTGGAGTTGGCATTGGGATTATTGACGGTCGTGATAGCCGCCCCCATCGAAGGAACCCCAGGCATCGTCGCCGCCGTGTTGATCCCCGCCACAATCACCGTGGCCCCGCCGGTCGCGTACCAGACCTCGCCGGATACGTCCCAATCGCCCGGCGTCACATTGATAGTTGCAGTCGTGACCACTACCCCGGTCGCGGCAGCGACGCCGACCCCAACAACCGCCGAGATCACCTCGCCGACCTGCCCCGGCCCCGCACTGTCGTTGGTCGCGGTGCCGGTAGTCTGACCAAATGGAACTAAAACCGCGGCCCCCCCGGAGTCAGTCTGCACAGTGCTGTTCTTTTGCGACAAGCCTCCAGGTGTTTGTGAGCCCTGAAGATATACTTGCCCCATTGCCGGAGTGACCAACAACACCGAGAGCAAGATACTGATTAATTTGCCCATTGATGTTTCCTATCATTGTCGCGGGATGAGGGTGGGATCGGAACCCCACCCTTTCTTCCCGATCCTTAATTGGCAATGACAATGCCTGGCGGATAAGCGATCTGGTCCTCGCGATCGAGCGCGAGATAACCAAACATCCGCCCCGCGGTGAACACGCCGGCCGCGGTGTAGCCCAGCCGCAGGTAGCGCGGCAGGCCCATCGTGGCGCCCGGACGGTCGGGCAACGGCCCGGCAATCCGCGGCAGATCGGTCGCGAAGAGATACGTGCCGACCAGGAGGTTGGCGGTCACGATCGTCGGCCCGGTCGCCAGTGTGACCCAGGTCGAGTTGTCGACCGAGCCCTGGATTGAGACGATCATGCTGGTGCCGCCGGCACCGGCAACGCTGACCGAACACACCAGCTTCAACGCCGGGTCGTCACCGATACCCATGTCCCGGGCGTTGAGCAGATCGATCGTGTTGTTGCTGGCGGTGATCGCCGCGAGCATGGGGTCGTCGCCCATGCCTGCCGTCCCTTGGCCCGTGCCCGAGCCGACCGTGGTGATACCAGCAATCCCACTGAACTGGAGCAATCCGTCCAAGATCATTGTACGACTCCTTGAGAGAGGTTGTCGAAGCGAGCGAACTCGCCGTGAAGAAGTGAGGCTTTGGCATCGCGGGCCGCTTTGGCTTCCTCGATGGTGTCGAAGTAGCCGCAGAAGAACTGCTTGCCGTGGAGATTGACGTAGGCCATCCACTTACGGGCTTTTTTGTCCCAACAAACACCTCTCGAACCAGAAGTGTTATCGGTGCGTAATCTAGTATTAACACCTTGCTGAGATCTGTTAGCCTCGCGAAGATTGACCCAGCGGTTATCTGATGGATCATTATTTTTATGGTCAATCTCGCCAGAACTCGGCCAACTACCAGTCATGTATAACCAAGCCAGACTTGCAGCTGCACAGCTCACGCGGTCCACCATGATAAACACATAGCCGCCACTTCGATCAGCTCCAGCTATGTTTCCTGCCTTGTGCGGTCCTCTCGATACACGCCACCTAAAATTCCCAGTAAGCGGATTGTAGTCGAGAAGTTCGCGAAGACGAGTTTGTATAAGCATCAGACAAGCCTCGCCTCGGTGTTAAGTATCGAGTCTACAGTGCGCACGGGAATACCACGGAAGGTGGTCACGACGTGGCCTTCGAACTCCTTCATCTGAAGAAGCACGTTCGTTTTATTCATAGCCTGCAGATCGAGGTAGGTCGAGACCACACGATTACAATAGATGACCACCCGTCCCATGCTGTCCCTGATCGACGGTGCATCCGAGTCCTGCACGGCGGAGGCGCGGGCGCTGGACGTCGGCAAGCGACGCAGCCCGCGCACCAGGCCATTGAGGATATTGGCGGCATTGACGCTGTTAAGTAACGTCACGTCAATATTGCCGAGCCGCACAATATAACGCCAGTCGCGTACAGTAAGACCAAGTTCCCACTTGAAATGATCTCTATACGCTTGATAAGTATTGTTGTTGCTATCGAGGACTGGCCATTCGCCCATGTCGCGATGCTGCAGGCCAGTGATCTTCCCTTTTGGGAAGATGCCGTGGCAGGTGTCGCTTCCCCAGACGACGATCCACATACTCGTGTTGGTCGACGCCGTGCCGCCCATGTCGATGACGTTGGCGGCGGTCTGGGCGGTTGCGGTATTGACGCTGTTATATCTAGGCGCCAGCCCGTGGAACCGCTCCGGGTTCACCCCGACATTGCCGTAGATCAGCGTCGAGGCCATCTGCTGGGTCATACCCTCCAAGAACGCCCGCACCTCCGACAGTCGAAACTCGGCGGTGTTGCCGTTGAGGTCGGCGATGTCCTTGTCGATGACCGAGTAGGTTTCGAGATTGCCGACGGTGTCGATGACCTGGGCGGTCGTGCTCTTGGCGCTGGGGACACCATAATTGAGCAGACGCCACGTCGCGGTCGGGAGTCCGGTACGCACCGTCGTCTTGTGCCCGGTCGGGAGGTTGCCCTCCACCAGCAGCATGTCGTCCATGATCTCGTTGGTCTGCGAGAGCAGTTCGACGATCGTGGCGATGCGGTAGTCGTCGACTAGACGCTTGGCCCAGTCCGCGTAGGTCAGGGCATTTGATCCAAGAACAGCCATCAGAGGTCTCCGTTAAGGAAGATTGGGATAGAGCGCCTTGGCTGCGGTTTGCGGGGCGGTATTGTCCCGCGCGCCGACGTTGGGGGATGGTCCTCCGGCCCGCACGGCGCTACCTTCGGTGAGCGCTTTGGCCCACTGGTAAAGCGTGCGCACGGCGGCTGGATTGCTGCCGATCCCGGTCACTTCCAAGGCTTCGCGAAATTTCGGATCGGTGAGCTCTGGATTGTTGATGACTTTGGCGACCGTCACTTTGACGGCTTCCAGACCCTGCAGAACGGTTCCGTTCTCGCCCTTGAGGGTTGCCTTTCCGATCACGCCCTTATCTTCCCTTACTTCCGTTTCCCAACTGGCTAGAGTTGAGTTCCAGGCCGTCCGATTGGCATCGGCTTGGGTCTTGGCGACGGTGTTGTAAAGGTCCACCAATTGCTGAGCCGCCGGCTGTGTGAGGCCATGGGCTTTGGCAATTTCACCAAACTTGCCCAAGAGCTCCTTGTCGGGAGCGGTGCCCTCGGGAAAAGTGATCTTTTCCGGATCGAACGCTGCCGGGGCTTCCGCCGCTGGCGTCTCCGGTGTCTCTGCTGCAGGCGCCCCTTCGGTGAGGAGTGAGGCCGGCGGCTTGTCCGAGGCTCTGAGCTGCTCCTGCGCGGCGACCGAGGTACCGGGCCCGGTCGGCTGCGGAACGGGCGCCTCGACGGGCGCTGTGACGGGAGGTGCGGCCGCGCCTGGCGACGGGGCTTCTGTATTAGCTGCTGCGCTCACCGTTCGCCTCCTTGAGCATTTCGATGTAACGATCCGGGCAGGCCTGCATCAGTTCGCTGAGGATGCGCAGCCCGATGTTCCGCTCGCCTTCCGCGCAAGCCATGCTCAGCGCATTGGTCGAGAACGCGGACTGGTAGACATGGCAAAGCGCCAGAAGCTCGTAGGTCCAAGCGCGGCCTTCGTTCGATCCCATGAGTTGGCGCAGCACCTTCTTGTTGGCTTCCTCGCGCAGGCGCGCGGTCTTTTGCTTTGCCTTGACGGCAACCGGATCGCCGGCGTCGTAGGGCAGGTCTTCGTTGGTGTCGTCGACGACGCGGAGGTCGCTCATGCGTTGCCTCCGGGGGCACCGCCGAGCATGCGCTCGAGGGCGTTCTGGCCGCCGCCGACATCGGTGTTGCTGAGCACGTTGGCGCCCTGCACCGCGGCTGCCGTCTCCTGCTGGACCTGGGCGGTCTGCCGCGCCTTGGCCCTGGCGGCGCGGATCCCGTCGCGGTCGGTGTCCTTGCGCAGGATGCGCGGGTCGGCGCCGATCATGTCGGAGTAGACGTGGATGGTGCTGTCGAGGTCGACGTTGTCCATGACGGTCGGATCGACCGCGACGAGATTGCCGGCAAACTGCATGACGCGCTCGACGGCGCCGGTTTCGGCCGCCTTCATCGCCATGGCGAAGGGCGAGGTATATTTAATAGCGACGAACTTGCCGGCGGCCTCGGGCGGCGGCCTGGGGAGCAAGCCTCCGCGCAGCATGATGCCCCAGGTGCGCTCGATCGCCCGCGCCAGCGCTTCGTTGTCGATGCGCTTGATGGTCGGCAGCATCAGCAGCTTTTCTTCTTTCCGCGCGATAATTTCTTCTGCCGTCCTGACCGTCTGCAAGTCGGAGATGTCGGTGAAGAGGTTGTTGAAGAAGATCCGCTTGATGCGTTCCTGAACCTCCTGGATATCCTGCTTCATCTCGGCGATCGGCGGCATGACCGTGTACACGGTGGTGAAACCGGGCCGATCGCGGCTCAAGCCGTTGACATAGGTGATGCCGCCCGGCAGCAGGCTCGCCGGCTGGTTCTTCATTTGCACGTCGGCGGTCATCGGCGGGTTGACCATCTTGTCGATCGCCTGCGCCTTGCGCTTGGTTTCCTGCTGCAGCTGTTTGACGTCGCCGAGCGCGTCCATCGCCGGCGACCGCCCGTAGGGATCGTTCCCCGTCAGATCCCAGCGCGGCACCACGGCGGGAAAATCGTGGTAGCCGCACTTGCGCAGGATGTTGTCGCGACTGCTCCCCGCCTCCCAATAGATCTCGCGGAACTTGAACATCTTCGGGACGCCGCCATAGGGCTCGAGGTTGGGCTCGATGGCGCACATCACGACGTATTCACGGGTCAGCGAGGCGCCGCCGTTGTCGAACTGCTTCTGCAGCCCGGGCGACATGTTCTCGTAGCCGAACTGATCCTCGATCTGGGCGATGGTGAGGACGAACTCGCGGTACAGCACCACCGACTCGAACCGGCTCAAGCTGTCGACGAAGTACTCGCCGAAGCACGGGTTGTAGCAGTGGATGACGTTTTCGAAGTCCTCGTAGATGATCACCACCGCGGTGCCGAAGATCACCAAATCGAAATACATCGTCGCCATGGCGTTATAGAAATTGCTTTCTTGAAACACCGTGTACATCCGCCGCATACACTCGGCGAGCCAGCGCACGGTAGCGGAACCGGCGTCATCCTCGCCGTCGATCATGAACTTGAACCAGGGGGTGCTGGGGTTGGAGAGTCCCGCCAGCAGCCCCGAGGCCAGGGTGCGCGCGGCCAGCGTGCCGGTGCTATCGATGATGTGCTGGTTGATCGGCGAGCCGCGCGCCGCCTGGTTGGGGGTGATGATCCACTTGTATCTTCTGGGCAGGAAGTAGTTGGCGAGTTCCTGGGCGTGGACCCACCACGAGTAGCGGTTCGACCTGAGGCCCGCCATGCGGTTCTCGGCGCGCTGCCGCAGTTCGTAATTATCGGAGTGCTCGGCGGCCATCTACGCTACTGACCGGGTGTGCTGCTGCCGAGGATGTATCCGGCTATCGCCGAGAGCGCGGCCAGGGCGGCATCGCCGTGGATTTTGTCCTGCAGGCAGAGCAATGCGATGCTCGGGATGATCAGGAAGAGCGCGATTGCCCGCGAGATGATCCGCCCCTCGATCATCTGAC